ATGAATGAAGAAGTATTAAATTTAGCAACGTCAGAACCTGATAACGTATACATGTATTTCCATTGATAACCATCTGCTAATACTGATCCAATAGAAGTAGGTGTTCCAGCAGGTTTAATAGATGAGCCTGAATTACCAGCTTTGATGCATTTATAAACGTTCAATTCATCAGTAACTACATAATATTGTTTTGTGCTTAATGCGCTATCTTGATCATCATATTCTGAATAAGTTGAACCAGAAATCCAATTATACCGGGGGATTGCACGAGATACATTTGTAGTGGCTATCTTTTTAAGTGCCAATAAATTTCTCTGAGCATCATATTCAGAGAATTGAACGTCAGTCGGTGTTGGAGGAGAAGAATCAGAAGACCAAGAAAAAGCTCGGCCTATGCCAAGATAATAAACATCATCAAGTTCTCCACCTAAACCTTGAACTAAGGTATTAGCATTTTGATAACGAAATTTAGTAGTAATAATAGCAGACATGGTTTTTAAAATCCTTAAGGAATATATGGTCTATTTATATCAGTTGAGTTCAACTATAACAGTAGATCCTGAAGTTGGATCAAGTAAATCTATTAATTCAGTATATGCGATTCCAGCTAAATCTGCTGGTTGTTGCGTTAAGAATGAAGACATTAATATCGTCGTACCGTTTTCATATGTTTCATCTATAGTATTTCTATTTAGTACTGGTACAAAATTGGTTTTTAGTCCTAAGCATGGTCCTTCGAGCACAACATCATCATAATTAGAAGCAAATTCTTCTATTAAGAATTTATATTGATCAAAATGTTTAAACGTTGGTCCAAGTGGAATTGCTGGTTTAGATTGTAATCCACTAATACTTTCTCCAGCGACTGGTGTAACAATTGTGCCTAATAATTCACGATAAGTTTCAGCTATACCAATTGGCATACTTACTGTATCCAAAATGATAGGTCTAGTAGCTTCTTCAGCAACTACTCTACCAATTTGCACCAACTTCATCTTTAATCTTTGTTGGCCAATTAAAGCAGTAGAAACTACTTTAATCTGACCAAAAAATATAAAACCAGCTGGATGAAGTACTTTAGTAACTATATCCTTCCAATCTTGGAAGGACTTACTTGTTTTAATTACATATGAGTAATCTTGGTAATAATAACTGTCTTGTAAATATTTTCTATCAGATAGAAATCCATTATTATCAGCGTATCTTCCATCAACATCATTCCATTTTCCAGAAGAAGGTTGCAACATATCAACTCTAGGAAAATAAAGTTCTATTTGATCTTGAAATAATATATTAAATAAAGCTTCGTATGAAGGTAATGAACCTTTAGCTAGATATAGATCAATAATCTGCTTATAAAGCTTTCTACGATCAACTCCTGGAACGGCTGGAATTGGTCCTGCAACAGCACGTTGAATATATGGTATAAATTCTTCAGCAACGTTATCGATGTTTTTAATATCGACTAATTTATTTATGATACTGCCTGGAGAATAAACCGTCGATTGTTGCCATTCTAAATAAGCTTCAAGGAATTCCATGAAGCGTTCATTAGTGCGAAGATGCTCTGGTATTACTTCGTGCAATACGTAATACTGCGGTGTCGTAGTCCCCAACCTATCAGTTAAAACGGTATACGGCATCTTTAATCTTCTTTATGACGAGGTGTTGTTGTATAACTTACACCTGCGGGTGTACCACCCGTAGCAATAGTATCAACTTCACCAGTTACCGTAACATCATCCATATTAATCTTTATTAATTGATTTCTTTTAGGAGCAATATCATAAGAATTTGGAATTCCAGTAATAGTAATATAATCACCGTTTATCGCAGATGGAGTAAATTTTTCTAATACTACTAATCCTTGATCTGCAATGATGTAACCTATATCTGATACTGTAGTAATCTTGTTATTGTTTAATAGTTTATATATTTCTAATGTGTGCGTTCCACCTTTATCAGAATGAGGTTCAGAACTACCTACTGTTTGAGCTCTATCTTGTATATAAGATGTTACTCCATTGTATGTGAATGAAGTCGAAGTAATAACTTTATCATTTGAACGTGTTGAGTATAATGGAGAAGAAAATTGTATGCTATAAAGTCTTGGTGTATTTAATATTGGGATTAAACGTTTTATCATATACACTCTAACGTTACTATTTAAAATAGACGGATCACATGCATCAATTAATCTTGTCAATTTAGAATGTCTAAATACACCATCAAACTGTTGTAAATCTGCAGAATTATAATTTGCGATAGTATCTGTTACAATCTGTTTCAATTCTCCTGCAGTTTTAGATGTAAGCGCAGGATTATATTTGTAAAATACTTCTAATTTAAGGTATGTGTATTCCGGATCAATAATCTCAGGACTAATAGAAACAATATTACGAGGTTTTAAGATTTGATCTTTAATCTTTGTTTTTTCAACTTCATCTAATGTTTCTCCATTTCTCGGTTTAATAGAGATATAAGCTTTACCATATTGAGGAGGATCGTTTTGTTCTCCACCCCAAACTGCAATCGATTCAATATTTGAATAATTTTCTAATATAGCTGCACGATAATCATCTGGTGTAACTACTCGATTTTGTGCAATATATGTTAATGGTGCATTAAATTTAATAGAATCGTTTGATTCACGATCAGAACCAGAATCAGATTTTGATACAGTTGATACAGTAACATTTGTATTGCCTTGAATATTTCCATTTAAAGAAAATACTATTGCTCCATTACCTTCTGCTGCTGCAGTAGATAACCATTCAATTTCAACTACATTACCGGGATTTAATTTTTTAGATGTTATGCCATCACCAAAATAAATTTCAAATCTTTCTGAAATTGCTTCTTGTATATAATATGCTTTTGACGTTGCATTTACTTTTGTAAAATCTTTTGCTAATGTGTAAACATCAGATAAAGTAGCCGAAATATCTTCTTTAACTTTAACTTTAATTGTTTCTCTATCGCAATTTAAATCTAAGATTTCATAATATTGATAATCGTCAAAAGAATCTACTACATAAAATGTAGACTTTAAAATGCCTTGATTTATCTTAACATTTTCAAATGTATACACTCCTGCAATTGGAGATATTGTTTGTGTTTCAAGGACTGTAAAGATATATTGCTTATCATTAATCGTCGTTGTAAATTCTGTGCCTCTATCAAGAGTTAATCTAGAAGGAGAACCCGTTGGACTATTCACTGTGATATTGATAGTAGCAAATGCAGAAGTTTTTGAACGAGGAATATAACCCAATAATTTAGCATGAGATACAATATTTTGTCTACGATCTGCAGAGTCCAAGAATACCTCATTCACAGCCATATTTGCGTTCAGTGCATTGTAGTGTGTATTGTATGCTAAAAGATCTATAAGCACAGCCATGCCAGATCCTTCAAAATCATAGTCGGTAAATTTACCTCCAGCTTGAAGACCTTTTAAATGATCTTTTAAATTTTCTTTTATTTGAAAGAAATCTAGTTCGGTTACATTGATCGGCATATTATCTTGTTCTCTCTAATACAATAGTTGTTGTTGCTACTTGTCCAGTAGATATTACTTGAAATTCTAATGTTAGTCTATATGCATTCAGTCCTTCATCAAATACAGAATCAACTTCAAGTATGCGAGCTCTAGGCTCAAAGTTGGCAAGAACTCTACGCACAGCTTCTTCTATACCGTGAATTGTAATATCATCTGCTGGTTCAAATAATAAACCTCTAACTCCAGATCCAATTTCAGGTTGAAATGGTCTTTCTTGGAAATTAGTTAATACTAAATTTTGTACAGACTTTTTAACGGCATCTACATCGCGAATTGGATTAATATCTCCAGTCACAGGATTAGGCCTAAATAATAAGTCTAAATCTGCATACGTAGATTCTCTACCGCCAAATGTCAATTCTCGCATTGGTTGAGAATTGGCTGGACGATTGCCTATGGGTAAGTCTGATAAGTTTTGTGATCGCATGGTTCTATTTATTATGCAATAAATGCATTATATGCTTTTTCTTGAGCTTTAATTCGTTGTTGATAACCAATGACTTTAGCAGGATCTGCATTTGGTTTACCTGCGTTAACTAAAGCACCACATTCACCCCATGCTTTTTTATCAGCATAGTCAGAAATATTTTTAGTCTTAAAATACCAAGCACCAGTCTCAAC